ATGAGCAATCAAGTAGCGATGACCTTTGAGTCGGCAATCACCTTTGATAAAGCCTTTGTTGAAGACCGCTTAAACGAGTGCCTGTGTCTTCTTAAGTTTCAGTTACAGCGCTGCTTAGATGGCTTTCCTTTGAATTCTGACCTTTGTGCAAAAGCATCCGAAAGTTTCCAAAACTTTTCTCGTTATGCTGAGCCAACACATGGATTCACATTGGATGAGCGTCGTGAGTTTTTTGATCGTTATTTTGATCTAAAAAATGCTTTAAAGGATCTCAAAAATGCTGACCAGCCAACAGTTCGACAAGCTAATGATTCAGCTACGCAACCAGTCGCACCAAAGCAATTGTCAGTGTTCGGTTTGCTGGGTCAAGTCACAAAAGTGCAGAGTCATTCACGACCAATTTACTCGTTATCGCGTGACTGGGACCAACGCTCATTACCCACAGCACGACTTCTTTCAAATACTCGATCAATCGGAGGTCTAGGCCAATGATCCCCCCACGCAAGCCAGAAACTAAGCCTGCTGAAAAGCGGTTTTACGTCCATTCAAACACCCTGGTACATCTTGAGCTTCAAAAGGAAGCCTACCGCCGTGGTTTAAATGCATGGGATTTGGGCGGACTTGTTATTGCTCAGTGGATTGAGGCGGGTTTTCCTAATCTCTCGCCTGCTGAAACTAAAACCCCTTGCCCGTCGCCGTCTTCGTCGGTCGCGGAATCGACCAGCGGTGGCCAGTGATGAGCGGCAAGCGCCCGAAGGGTTCACTTTACGCTTGCCGCGAATTGATGGCCGCCGCAGATTCTCACGCGACCACGAACAACGGCACGGAGCTAAAGCGTTTCACCCCTTGCCCCGAGCTGAATGAGGAAGGGAGCTATTTGGGCGACTATGCCTACATGCTTTATTTGTCGATTTTGGCATTTGTATTCGCCTCCATTTTTTGTCTGATTATGGAGCACTTTTCACTTTTTGATTATTCGCAATGTACATAAGTGCAAGTGACCGTGGAATAAATCCAAACGCGCTTCATCGTTTGTGTTTTATGCCGCGAAAGCACTTGCACCAGGTAAGAAAAAGCAGCCTTAGCACGGGGAGCGGGGAAAGCTTCACCCCCCGCACCTCGAGCCCTCGGCGGCAAGAGCGGATTACAAGGCAGAGCCTTGGTTTTGATCTTAGCGCCAGGATGGCAAGAGGCTTAGGGATCGTTACCCGGCAGGGCCGAGACAAAACAGCTTCATCGTTTTGGCTTGGTTCGCTTGCGAATAGAGCCCGTAAAGCCACAGGAACACATGCAACACCAACCCAGTCATTTGACTAATCAACCGAAGAACTAGCTTTAAAAGCTATAGGAGTAATGAAAATGCAAATGTTAATGGAAGCTCAATTATTAAGCGTTCAGTTAATCAAAGTAGATGGCAGCACCTATTCAAAGGCTTTTGTAGCGTCCTCACCGGATGGCAAAAGCGAAGCGATTGCAGCAGTGACTAGCATGAATCTAATGGAAGAAAACGCGGAATCAATTTTCCGTTACGTACAAGAGCAAGGCATCCAGCTTGGTGAAAAAGTTCGTTTATCAATTAAGGCGGTTCGAGGCTCTAAAAACACGGTTAAGAACGTTATTGAAAGCATTGAGCGCTTAGCGCGTCCGTCTGGCCAGCAACAGCCAGCCGCAGTTAAAGATAAGTAAGGAATAAAGAAATGGCCGAAGCAAATTGCATAAGTTGTGGTGATGCTTTTGAACCTGAGCATTCAGAGGATGAAGTTTGCAATGTTTGTTATGAGCATGAGTTAGCTATTGATATTGAATCATCAAAATCTGAAGAAACTCAATCAGAAGCTGAATGTGCTGAATGCGGCGCAGAGCTTTATGAATTCTTTCATGGCGACAACCAGCTTTGTGAAGTTTGCGGAGGCTATTAAGTGATTAACGCCCTTTCTTGTAACGGTGATTTATCAGTTTCACTTGAGGGCGCTCCGTATTGTGCAGGCACTTGGGAGCTTGTTCCGATGCCTGAACAGTTCGACATTGAGCAATTAGATCCGGCTGTTTTAGGTTCTTTTTTCGGTGTCGGTTTTACCCTGGTCGCGACTGTTTTGATTGGCTCAATTGGAGCCAAGGCAGTTTTAGACTTTATCAAACGCGCATAAGCGCAAAGGAGTTTCAAATATGAAATTGCGTACTCAACTAAAAAAATATGCAGGTTATGGCGCTCTTGCTGCAACTGGTCTTGCTGTTTCTGCTCAATCTCACGCTGCTGGCTGGGACTACTCGACCCTAACCGATGGTGTTGATTTTTCCACCATCGCCACAGGTGTTCTAGCTGTTGCGGCGATGCTTGCTTCAGTTTATGCAGGTATCAAAGGTGCAAAGGTCGTGCTCGGCTTCTTACGCTCTTAATGCAAACCGTTGTTGGCCAACAACACAGGGCGGCCTAATAGCTGCCCTTTTTTTTACCAAATAATCGGTGATTGAAATGGAACATCTTTGGCACTTTGCATTTTTCGTTATAGGCGCGGCATGTGCCTATGCAGCCTTTTCGAGGTTTTAAAGATGTTTAATTTTATGCGTGTTTTATTAGCGAGCTTGGCTCTGTTTAGTAGCGGTGCTTTTTCTGCTAATTACGTTTGGACTGTTTCAGGATATCCTGCGCAAGGTAATTTTGGAGATCCTTCTACTGCTTGCTCTTCTTTAAAGTCTATCTTTGGTTCAAGTTCAACATTTTCTTTAGGTTCTTTTACTTCTCCAACTATTGTTGAGTGCCTTCGTAACGGAACAAAACAGGCTGATATTATCCGTTCAGGTGATTCATGCCCCGCAGATCAGATTTATGATCCGTCAACAGGTTCTTGTTTGCCACCTGAAGAGCCCGAGCCTACCCAGTGCGAAGCTGGCAATATTTTCACTCGTTTTTTTCCAGCTACTAAAGTTGGCAACTTTTATATTCCAAATGCTCCAGGTTCAGTTTGTTTTAACTCCTGCGCTTATGACGGCACAACTACTAGCGGTGGTGGTTGTAGACCAACGGCTAACGGCACTTACTGTTCGGCAAGTTTTGTTAGTAACGGTCAAGAGTGCGGTGGTGAATCCGGCTTTCCTGATGAGCTTCCCCCTACTGATCCCGACCCCGATGATAAAAACGACTATGAGGGTTGCACTCGCAGAATGCAGGCCGATGGCAGTTATTTGTGGGACTGTAATCCTAAAGCTGATCAAGGCAACTGTCCTGATGGTTATTTGATCGGTAATGACGGCAGTACTTGTTATCGTGATCCCAATTCCCCAGATCCGACTGACCCAACCGACCCAACCGATCCAACCGATCCAACCGATCCAACCGAAGGTGACGGTGATGGCTCGGGGGACTCTGCTAAGGATTCTTCTCTAAAAGATATTGGCTCAAAAATTGATACGACTAATAGCCTGCTTGGTGATATTAAAACAGCTATTGGCAACATACCTGGTGGCGGTGGTAGTAGCAATCAACCAGGCGAAGGAGAGGGCGAAGGTGATGGCAGCAGTTCTGCTGAAGGCGTAGATAACTGCGAGTCTGGCCGTTGTGATTTTGGCGATGAGCGCGGCGATCCTTTCGGCGGTGAGGTTCGTTCTTTTTCTGAGTCTTTAACCGCTGCTATGGATGGAATGAAAAATAGCCCTCTTGGCAATTCAATCGGAAATATCCAGTTTCCTACTGGTGGCACATGCCCTACTGGGTCAACTTCAATAAATATAGGTATTGGCTCCATACCTATCGAGTTCAGTGAACATTGTAATTTTTGGCAGCAAATCGCGCCTATTCTTTCAGCCGTTTTTTTAGCGTTCTGGGCAATTCTTGCCGTTCGCGTTTTCTTAAGCGCATAGGTGATTTATGGAATGGATTAATGGAAAGGTTCAAACAATTATCAACTTTTTCAAATCAATCTGGGATGCTTTTCAGCGTCTCTTTGATTGGCTTGGTGAGGCTTATGATGCGTTTATTGAGTTTTTCAAGCAGCTTCCCGAGTGGGTTTTTTCCGAACTTATTGATGGATTTATTGAGTTTTTTAATTCAATACCAGTACCTGATTTTTTTGCAACTGCCGCAAACGCATTTGGAAATATCCCTCCTGAGGTTGTGTATTTTGCACAGCCTTTTCATATCGGCTATGGCGTCACAATGATTTTAGGAGCGTATTTATTGCGCTTTATTGTTCGCCGCATTCCTATCTTTGGGTGATTACTTATGGCTATTGATGCTTATGTTGGTTTACCTGGTCACGGTAAAAGTTACGGTGTTGTTGAGCACGTTATTATTCCGAGTCTTAAGCAAGGGCGGCATGTTGTAACCAATATTCCATTAAACGCGGATGCGCTTTTAATGGATTTTGGTGGCACGATCCAGCAGCTGCCCAATGATTGGTTTGAACTCGATGATTTATCAGATTATGCAGCTAACGGCTGTGTTTTAGTTTTGGATGAGCTTTGGCGTCGCTGGCCTGCTGGAATGTTAACCAATCAAGCTAGCACAGCAGATAAAGCGCTTTTAGCCGAGCACCGTCACAGGGTCGATAAAGACAATCGGTCAATGCGTATTGTCCTGGTAACTCAGGATCTTTCACAAATTGCTAACTGGGTTCGCGTGCTTGTTGAGTCAACTTACCGTGTATCTAAGAAAAGCAAAAAGTTCTATGTAGTAAGTATTTATAACGGCGCTGTTACTGGTGTTCGTCCACCGAAATCGGCTCTATTGCGTCAAGCAACTGGCAGATTTAAAAAAGAAGTTTACGTTTATTATTCATCAGCTACGCAATCCGAAACGGGTAACGTAGGAGACGAATCAAAAGCCGATGGCCGTGCAAGTATTCTAAAAAGCTGGGGGCTTTGGGTTTTGATTATCACAAGTCTCATCGGTGGCACTTTTGGCCTTATGGGTATTAAAAGCTTTTTTACGCCTAAAACTATTGAGTCAGTTGAGCCAGCACCAGTACCGCCACAGAAGCAACAAACATCAGCATCACGCGCCTCTCAATCTGTTTATAAAAATGTGGTTTCAAAACCTACAGAGCCAACACTTTCAACGCTTTGGCGGGTCGGTGGCTATGTTCAGCGTGATATTAAACTTAGGAACTCAAAGTATAACGATCTAGTCGTATTGACTTCAGGTAATAAGAGTCGATTTATCCCGTTGTCTAAATGTAGCTTTTTTGAGGGAGATAGAGATATTTATTGTGATATTGATGGCGAACGTGTCACGCCGTGGACTGGAAGCGGTGCAGTCACGACTGTTTTCCAACCTGATAATCAGTTACAGCCAGTCCACGAACAAAATGATGTTAAAGATTCTGAACAAAAAACGCGTGTAACTGTTGTTCCTCACTATAAAGCTGAACGCACCTTTCCTGTTGTCCCTTATGAGCGAAAGCAGAATTAATTTTTATACGTTTAGCTTGATAAGCAACGCCAGCGATAAGTTTTGCCGGATTTTCGGCCAGCGTGCGCAGACGGAAACCGGCGAAACTTGAGCGGCGATGACGTCCCTGTAACACGTCATTAAAAAGACCACTTAAAAGGTCTATAGCAGTCATAAGGTGTCTATATGTCTAAAGTAATTCATCAACACAGAATCAATAATGATGGTCTTTCATCCAATGAGGGGCGAATTTTTGTAAATCCAAAAACAGCACGAATCACTGACCTTTCTGGTGTTCGTTTATTACGTTGTGCTGTGGATACAGTTCGCCAGCTATACCGGGGAAAGATCAAACCTGCTGTTTTAGAACTGTTTGAAGCTTCAGGAATGGTTAGCCTGGGTAATTATGCGTTTCATGCTGGTCGTATCGGTCGTGATTCCGGTTATCAATTTCGTTTGCAAAATGCGGATCTCGGCATAATTCTGCTAATCAAAAACTTCAACGTAAAGGAAACCGACAACGGCCCTCACCTGAAAATTGAAGTCTCACCGCATACGATTGAAAACTATACGCCTCAACACTTGCAGAACCTGCTTGATAGCCTTGCAGCGCTTGTTCTTGATGACTTTAAACAAAATCAGTGCGCTATACATATTGCCCTTGATGTACAGGGTTGGGCGCCTCCTGCTGATACTGTCGCACGTATGCAATGCCGTTCTAAGCGTGTCCGTGATATTTCAGGAATTAATAGCTTTGACTTTGCAGCTACGGCCAGCGTTTACGGCAACGGTGAAACCTATATGTTTGGCTCTGCTGGTGGAGTCCAGTTGGCAATCTATGACAAGACTAAGCAAGCCAGAGCAACCGATAAGCTAGATTTTTGGCGCTCGCTTTGGTCGCAAGCTTACAGTGATTTTGATACGCCAATGTATGATCCTGAGCAATCGGTGTGGCGCATTGAATTGCGTTTTCATCATTCTGTAGTTCAGCAGTTTGCTGAGGGTTCAATCAATCTTGATACAGGTGAGTTAATTGGTACACGTTCTTTTGCTGAGTTCGCTCCGCACCTGGATGGTTTGTGGCGTTATGGTTTTGACTCCTTCAAATTACTTGAGCAAAAAGGGCTCTATGATGCTGCTTGGTCACTGTTTGCAACTGATGCCCATGTACAAACTGGCGTTGACTCATTGATTGATGAAACCGAGTACAAGCGCTATTACAAGACTGCTAGCGGCTTCAGTGGTAAGAACGTTGAACTGTTCATGGGTAACATGATTTCACTTTTAGCCAGGGAGAAAGTCGGAGCAAAAAAGGCTTTTAAGCGTCTCCAGGAATGGGAGTGCTGGCCAGTAATTAAGGAGCATTTTGAGAACAAAGGACTCAACGAAAAAGATGTTTATAACTGGATACGCGACAAGCTTACGGAACGAACTGTTCGATGGGGCGTTGCCGTCTAATGGCCATTCGTAAGCTTTCTAATGGTCGGTGGCAGGTTGATCTTCGCTTATCACCTGATAAACGTGTTCGTAAGCAATTTAAAACCCGTCTTGAAGCTGCACGGTTTGAACAGTTTTTATTATCACGCTCTGAATCATCTAAAGAATGGCTCGGCAATAGCGACAAAAGGCGTTTAAGTGATTTAGTTAATACGTGGTTTAACGTGCATGGTTACGCTTTACGTGATGGATTAAGGCGCAAGTCTAAATTAAATCTTGTAACCATTGCTTTAGGTGATCCAGCTGCAAAAAAACTAACTGCGGGTGATTTTGCTGCTTATCGGTTGAAGCGGTTACAGTCAGGCATAACAGCTAAAACCCTAAACAATGAGCTTGGTTATCTACGTGCTGTTTTTAATGAGCTTAGATCATTATCAGAAATTGATTATGAAAATCCTTTAGCTTTTTTAAAGCCTTTGCAACAGCAGGAGCGTTCACTCTCCTGGTTAACTCATGCTCAAATTGATGAGCTTTTGCAGTCAATCAAAGACCGCTGTGATAATCCGCATGTGTATTTAATAACGGTTGTTTGTCTTTCTACTGGTGCGCGGTGGTCTGAGTCAGAGAACTTGACACCTAAATCCTTGCGTTCGACTACAGTCACGTTTGAGGGAACCAAAAGCGGCAAGGTTAGAAGCGTACCCATAACCCTAGAACTTAAAAACATGCTTCTTAGTCACTGGAGCCAGTACGGAAGTTTTACCTCTTCACTCTCTTCATTCAGGCGAGCTTTATCCAGGACAACAATAGAGCTTCCTCGTGGTCAAGCATCCCATGTTTTAAGGCATTCTTTTGCAAGTCACTTCATGCAAAACGGTGGCAACATTTTAACGCTTCAAAAGATTCTTGGGCATTCGAGCTTAACCATGACTTTACGTTATGCACACCTGGCACCGGAGCACTTAACTGATGCAGTTTCGCTTAACCCTCTAGCAGTGAGGGCAAAAAATGGGCAACAAGCACCCTGAAAAGCAAAAACCCCTGAAAATCTCTAGGATAATCAAGGGTTTAGGTGTTTCTTTTTGGTGGAGCCGGGGGGATTTGAACCCCCAGCGAGCACCAGCTAACATAACCATTTTGACACTAAGTTGCTGAAATACTGCTGAATCTTACGTGCCAGCCGCGCCAGTTGTCTCTTCAGGCTCGATTTAACTTTCCTTGTTAATAAAGATGTGCATTGTCATACTGGTATTTCAAAAAAACACGGGGCGTTGGCACTCAAGCCCAAGCAGCTAACCAAATTCTTTAGCTCAGACTTGAGTGTCAAAGGACTACATGCGGCGGCTTTCTATCTTCACAAGAGTGCCATCAATAAACTTAAGCATTCTATACATTCCATTGCTAGGCCCATATACCCAGTTTTCAACTGTTACTGACTCATTCATTGCTTTTCCGTCACTTCCTAGTGCCGGACTTATTTTTTCTTTTGAGTCCGGCTCACCACATTTATGCAGCACTTCAAAAGTTGTTTCTCCTCCGCTGATAATTCCGTTTGTGCACCGCATCGACGCCTGTGCTGCTACAGGATAAATTACTAGCACTAGCGTGGCTAATATTGCCGTGGAGATAATTTTTTTCATACTTCCCTCGTAATAATAAAACTCATACAGCTTGGTTTATTAGCATCTTTTAATGTAGCGAGCAAACAATGCATCAACTTAGCCGCTTTTCTTTTCGCAGCAAAGCCCTTTCATCTGCTTTGAAAGCCAGTAATTTCGAGGGGCCTAAAACACTACCGGAAAGGATTTTTATAATGCTGCGAGCTGCAGACTCAACGCTATAGTCTGAAAGATCTGGTCAGTATAAGTATATAATCCCGTTATTATTTCAGACTTCAAGACATACGCTGATGATGCAACAGTATTGTTTGAAACCTTTAAAACACGTTTGATTTCAAACACATAGAAATAAATTGTCTAATACTCTAGCGCCACATAGCGCACACCAAGGCCGCGAAACATGCGGAAGACAAGCAGAGTATTAGACAGGTTTTTGCTGCTATTTTTGACATTACAGAATAAACAAAAGCCCCTGAGCAGCGATGCTTTAGGTGCTTTTTTGTTTCTGTAGAGCGATACAGTTCTGTACCCGAACAGCACGCTTTGCAGCCATATAGAAGCTGATCATAAAAAGCAAACAGTACTTGCTATATTTTCCTGCCTGCTCAATACTGGATATGAGCTGAATGCCCTCACATAGCAGTCAGTGACAACAGAAACTACTTACTTTTGAATATTTTGCTCTTTAAAAAAACAAAAGTAGCGCGCATCTTGTGAACATCACAAAGAGCGAGTAGAATACGCCCCCATTTAACTAACGTAAGCGATAAAAGGAAGAGCAGGGATGGATGGGGCGCAAGCTATAGAGACTGTTGAGTTAAATGGCGAACAAGCTAGAGAGCTTGTAAAAAATCTTTACAGCGGGATAATTCAAGCTGCTAATAGATTTTTATTCAACGCTAAAAACTTTCATATCAGCGTTTTAAAGTTAGAAAATCCAACTTATGCTGAGGCGGCCGCTGATATCAAAAAAGTCGCATCAATAGTAAGCATATTGGCAGACTCTATAGATGATAGCCTGACAGGCGGAAAAGCAGTCGAGTACGCCGAGTACATGGAAAAGATAGCAGCTGCTATTGATATGGAAGATATTGAAATACTTACAAAAGCTATATCCGATCTTGAAAAAAGGAGCTTCTTATGAATAAGTTATCAGCAATCGAATTTATGCGTTTAGCAAAAAAAGCACAGTCATTAACTGATGGGGCTATTCAAAAGCTAGACCAAGCACGTGATGCTCACGAACATTACGTAACAAAAAAAGCGGCATAAAAAATAGCGTTTCCTTAAAAGCCCCTTAATTGGGGCTTTTTTGTTTCTGCAATTCGATGCAGTCCTGCACTTGCACTGCGCAACTCAACAGATCATCTTCTAGCCGATCCACTGCTCTGCGCCAATCGTCATTTGCCTGCAGTGCTGGACGCGCTGGCAGTTGGCACGGGATCAGTGCGCACTTCGGACGGCTGTCGATATGCACCGGTGTCGGTGGTGGCGGTACGCTGGTACAAGCGGCCAAGTTCGACAGGCACAGCACCGCGCAAATAGTCTGCAATGGTTTCATCATTTTGTTTTAGCTCCTGAAGTGCGCGTGATTGCGCTCTGCTCTGCCCTGCGATTGTTTGCAGTAGCTCGCGATTGCGGCGTTCGTTTTCTATGATGTCGAGAATCTGCAGCTGCTGATCGCGTATAAGCGCAACGCGCTGTTCATCCAGCAATTCAAGCGCTGCGACACGATCTGTCGACACGGTGTGGTTTAGCTCTGCTAGCTCGATGCGCGGTAACGCAATCAGCCACCACGTGCCCGATGCAATTGCAAACACGGCGGCGGCATAAATAATTAAGCGTTGCATTTACTGACCTCCTGCACGGCTTGAGCATAGTAACCGCCCCACTTCTTGCGCAGCGCCGCTTTTTGTTCTGCCGTGCCGCGCGTATAAGCACCAGGTCGCCATGTGCGCAGATACAATTGCCAAGCCCCGTCAACGTCATTCAGACCAGGCAATGCTTTTGGATCAGTCCAAAGCAGTAGCCGACCAAACCCCAT